TATTGACTATAGGCTATGGTCATACTGCTGGTGTTAAAGAAGGAGACTTAGTAACTCAACAAGAAGCAGATAAAATACTAGAAGAAGACATGAAAGAGTACGAGGGCTATATAAAGAGTGCAGTAACTGTAGATTTAAACCAGAATCAATTTGATTCTTTAGTATCATGGGTATTTAATTTAGGCCCTTCAAACTTATCGTCAAGTACATTACTTACAAAAATTAATAATAAAGATTGGGATAATGTTCCTGAACAGATTAAACGTTGGAATAAAGCAGGCGGTAAAGTCTTAGAAGGTCTGATTAGACGTAGAGAAGCTGAAGCTCTATTGTTTGAAAATAAAGAATGGCACGAGGTCTAATGTGCCTTTGCAAAAAGCAATATTTAAACCAGGTATAAATAGAGAAGGTACCGACTACGACAACGAGGGCGGTTGGTTTGATTGCAATTTAGTTCGTTTTAGAAAAGGAAGACCAGAAAAGTTTGGTGGATGGTCTAAGGACACACCATCTTCTTTCCTTGGTACGGGAAGAGCCTTGCATTCTTGGGTAGCTATAGAAGGTACTAAGTATCTTGGCCTAGGAACTACTTTTAAATATTATATAAAAGAAGGTCAAGCCTTTAATGACATTACTCCAATAAGAGCGGTTACAACTAATGGTATTGTATTTGCTGCTACTAACGGAAGCTCAACAATAACAGCTACAGATAGCGATCACGGAGCTGTAGTAAATGACTTTGTAACTATATCTGGTTCTGCTAGTTTAGGTGGAGCAATTACAGCAGTTGTCTTAGACCAAGAATATCAAATAACAGCCATTACAACCAATACCTTTACTTTTACGGCAAAAAATTCTTCAGGGGCCGTTGTTGCTAATTCAAGTGATAGTGGAAACGGCGGAAATGCAACAGATGCTGCTTATCAATTAAATGTAGGTCTTGATGTTTACGTTGCTGGTACTGGTTGGAGTTCTGGTTTTTGGGGAGAAGGAACTTTTGGATCAGCTAACGCCTTATCAAGTACCAATCAATTACGTTTATGGACTCATGACAACTTTGGCGAAAATTTAATTATTAATCAAAGAAATGCTGGTATTTTTAAGTGGACTGAGAACAACGGCACAAATACAAGAGCCGTAGCTCTTTCTGGAATTAGTGGTGCTAATCAAGTTCCTACTGTTGCTTTACAAGTTATTACATCTGAAAAAGACAGACATCTTATTGTATTAGGAGCAGATACTCTTTCTGGTACAACAAGAACTGGTGTTATAGATCCTATGTTTATAGCATTTAGCGATCAAGAAAATGACTTACAGTTTGAGCCTTTAACAACAAATACATCAGGATCCTTAAGACTTTCTTCTGGATCTTCAATTATTGGTGCCGTTAAATCAAGACAAGAAGTTCTTATATGGACAGATACTGCTTTATACAGCATGCAGTTTGTTGGCCCTCCTTTTACATTTGCTGTTAATCTAATAAACGAGGGTATAGGATTAGTAGGGCCTAAAGCAGCCATTACAACTCCTTCTGGAGTTTACTGGATGAGTTACAACAACTTTTATATTTATAATGGCACGATTCAACATTTACCCTGTTCTGTTCATAATTATGTTTTTAGTGATATTGATCTTTTACAGTCTTTTAAAATTCATGCATTTACTATTGCGGATAAAAATGAAATTGGTTGGTACTACTGTTCAAGCAGTTCAACAGAAATAGACAGGTATGTTATATACAACTACGGAGATAATGTTTGGTACTACGGAACTTTAAGCAGAACAGCTTGGTTAGACGCTGGTATAGAAAACTACCCTAGAGCCGTAAGTGAGAATTACATATACAAACATGAGGACGGGTTTAACGACGACGGATCTCCTATGACTGGAGTATTTATTGAAAGTTCTGACTTTGATATAGGTGATGGAGAGCAGTTTACTTTCCTTAGAAAGATAATACCTGATTTTAAGTTTTTACAGAATACAAATTCTGGCAACGTTAATGTTGTTGTTAAGACAAGAAACTTTCCTGGAGACACATTAACAGTAAACTCTACTAATAAAATAACTGAAACAACTCAACAAACATTCGTAAGAGGAAGAGCTAGACAGATGGTTCTAAGATTTGAGTCAGATGATGATGCTATAAATGACGCTAACTTATCTATAGGCTGGAGGATTGGAGCTACAAGGATTGATATAAGAACTGACGGTAGAAAATGAGTAAGATCTTACAAACCCAATTACCTGTTGCAACAGGACCTCTGTCTCCAGAAATATTTAATAGGCTAGTAAGAATACTAGAAATAAATCTTGGATCTGTTGACGTAGATAACACCACTCAAGTAAGTACAGAACAAAGAGGAACTTTAAACTTCTTAGCAGGAAGTATTATCTGGAATACCTCATTAGAAGTATTACAGGTTTATGATGGCCTTTATTGGCAAGATATTGGGCAAAGAGGTCTTGATACTGGATATGAAATACAATCTCATTTAGGTAATGTTACAGTCACTACTAACGGAAATGTTTCTATAAACGTAACAGAAAATATTACAGGCTACGGTATTGAAAGATGGTACAGTTAAAAAAGAAAGAAGAAGAGTACAAGCTTAAGAATCTATTGTTAGCCTATCCTGGCGACTGGTACATACAAGATAAAACATTTAAGGCCGTAAAAGAGTCATTACCAGATATTGTTGATTTTTATGAAAAAGAAGGAGAAAAAGCTCCGGTAAAAAACAATCTACATAAAATTATAAAAGAACCTCTTAAAGATGTTTATACGGCTCCTTTCTTTTCTGAAAAGTTTTGCGAAATATTATTAGACGAAGTAAAGAGCTTAGAAGATTTTTATGGGTTTGTTCCTAACCCAGATGAAGATACCTTAAGACAAATACCAGAAATAACTTTTCAAGATAATTGCCCTGAAATATTCCAATCTTTAATGCAAACAATATATACTATAGGTAATCCTATATTTTTGAGTATTTGGAACAGGCATGTTAACGCAGGCGCCATACAAGTAGCTAATTATAATTTAAAGGATAAAAAGCAAGGCGCTTGGCATCATGATGCAAGTGCTGATATAAGTATGGTAGTCCCTTTGAATACTGGTAATTATAGAGGGGGCGGAACTGAATTTTTAAATCGTGGTACAGTTGAACCATTACCTACAGGCCACGCTCTAATATTCCCTAGCTTTACACATATGCATAGGGGGCTATCTGTTGAATCAGGAGATAGATACTTACTAGTATTTTGGTTAAAATGTTTAGAAGAATAGGGTAAAATTTAAAAATGAATATAATAGACAACTCAGGAAAAGGAATAGCAGCTTTAGGAAGGGACGAAGACCGTATGATGGCTCACGTTGCTTCTGGAGAAATGGTAGTTCCACCAGTCATATCAGAAAGCACTAAAGCAATAATACGAAAAGAAATGCAAGCAGCAGGTCTTGATCCAAATGAATATCAAGTAGGACAAGGAATGTCAATTAACCCTATTACGGGTATGGCAGAGTTTGGCTTTCTTAAAAAGCTAGCTAAAACAGTTAAGAAAGTAGTTAAAAAAATAGCACCTATAGCAGCGGCTATACCCGGCCCTTGGCAAGGACCTGCAATCATGTACAACAGAGGCAGAGCTGTCTTAAACATAGCTAAAGGCGAAGGTGGTATTGGCGACCTTATAACTGCTTTTACACCTGCAAAAGCTTATACAGGTGGCAAGACAGGAAACATTTTTGGAAATACAAAAGAGTTTTTTACCAAAGGCTCAGATGGAGTTGGCTTCTTCGGTAATATAGGCAAAGGCATTAGTAAGGCTGGGGATTATGTATTTAAAGGCAGTGATGATGTAGGGTTATTTGGTAATTTAGGTAAATCAGCGTCCAATGCTTATGACTATGTAATGCCTGGAAGTGATGATGTAGGGTTATTTGGTAATTTAAAAAATGATTATACATCAGGAAAAGAATTTGATGAGCTAACAGATGGGGGTACTCTTTTTGATAATGACTATGGGGTACAGCTTAGTGGTGGATTTTTAGATGGTAAATCACCTATGGAATATTTAAGTGCTAAATTATTACCGCAAAGCGTTGAAGACGCTTTAGGAACGGCCCCGGGAGCAGAAAGTGTGTTCTCAAACAAAAACAGCGGAGGCGGTATAGATCCTAAGATGGCAGCATTAGCTTTGTTATACGGTAAAGCTGTAAAAGACTACACTAAAAAAACCTCAGGCGGATTACGAGACGTAAGAAATTCAATAAGACCAGATTTAAATCCTCAACCTGTATTTCAAGGTTTTGACTTAGGCATTAGAAAAAATGCTGCTAATGGCGGAGAGATGTCTAACCGTCAGTACTTTAGAGATGGCGGCTTAGCTATGATCGCTGAACAAGACATGCGTGATGGTGGTGAGTCAGAAGGGCCAGGAACTGGAACTTCAGATGATATACCGGCGATGCTTAGCGACGGCGAGTTTGTGATGACAGCTGCTGCTAATAAAGGCTCTGGTGGATTTGAAATCAGTAAAACTAAAACAGGTATAGAACTAATACCTGGCGGAAAACCAAACAGAAAAAAAGGTGTAGAAAATATGAATAGATTAATGTCAATATTTGAAGACTACAACAGCGTAGGGAGAATGTCATAATGGCAAGAAGATTTTCAGCAGGACGAGGTAATATTGTAAGAAATCCAGACGGTTCAACGTCTGTAGGTGGTATAAGACAAGCACCTTCGTTTGGTGGTGACCGTCCTTCAAGATTTAATTTCGGAAATTTTGATAGAAGACAACCTCAACCAGTTAGACAAGCACCTCCTGCGGAAATAGAACAAATAATGCAAATGCTTCCCTCATTACCTCCAGAGGTAATAAAGCAAGTAATACCAACACTTCCTCCAGAAGTAATACAACAAGTAATACCAACTTTACCTCCGGAAATAGCGCAACAAGTAATACCTTCACTACCTCCACAAATAGCACAACAATTCCAGCAAGGAATTCCTGGGCCTATGGATCCTAGTGGAACATTCCAAATGGGATTCAATAATATGGTTCCAGATGCTCAGACATTAGAGCAACTACAACAACCAGTACCACCTATGGCACCACCTGCTCAGCAGAGTCCTTTCATTCAAGATCTTAACAACCAAGTAGTTGGCGGATCTAACGATCCTTTGTCACCAAATTATAAAGACCCAAGACAAATACCATCTTTAGGCCCTATACAATCACCTCCTCCTG